GCGGTCGGTGAGCAGTCCTTCCAGCCGAAGATCGGCTTCAAGACCCGCTACGGTCTCGTCAACAACCCGTTCGCCACGATCACCAACGGTCAGTCGGTTTCCGACCCGTACCTCGCTGGTGCCGTCCGCAAGAACATCTACTACCGCATCGTCAAGGTCACGAACCTCTTCTGATCGGTCGTAGGACAGGAACTCAGGGGGCGGGGTCGAAAGACCTCGCCCCTTGTCGTTTGGATACATACCCTTATGGAGCCGTTCCCCCGTGTCCCTGACGATATCAAGTTCAGTCCGCTGAACCGTCAGCCGATCAACACGAACCCTTCGTTCAGCACGAACTTCAGGCTGATGATCCCCAAGATCAGGAGCGGGATCTACTTCTGCACCGAGGCGACCTTCCCGTCGCTGACGATGGAGCCCATCAAGGTTCCCGTGCCTTTTTCTCCCTCGCTCAAGTTCTTCGGGAACAAGATCGACCACGGAGACCTCTCCGTGAAGTTCATCGTCAACGATGACTACAGCAATTGGTTTGAGATGTCGGACTGGTTCAACAAGAGCCTCAACTACTACGGGTTCTTCAAGGATCAGTCCGATGCGAGGCTGAGGAACATCATCACCGACTCGGGGCAACTCCTCATCCTCAACAACAAGAAGTATCCCGTGGCTCGGGTCCTGTTCGACGGGCTGATGATTACGAGCCTCGCAGGTATGCCCATGAACTCAAGCGTCTCGGACAACTCGCCCCTCGTCTGCGATGCGACATTCCAATTCACCGCCTACGACATCAAGGAGCCGTGATGTCAAGCACAGACCTCAAGGATTGGTTCCCCAAACTGACGAACTTCGGTGCCCTCGGGAACAACCCGATCAACACCAACCTCGCCATGGCGACCAATTTTAGGTTCGTCTGTGAGAAGGTGCAGGGAGTGACCTACTTCTGCACCTCCGTGAACACGCCGAACCTCTCCTCAAACCCCGTGGTACTCAACCACCTGTTTGCGGCGAACGACATCAAGTTTCCAGGCGGCAGGTCGCCGTCCGACCTCTCGCTCAGGTTCATCGTCAGCGAGGACTTCAGCAACTACATGGAGATCGTGCGGTGGCAGAGGTCGGGTGTCCCATACAGGGACTTCAAGGAGATCGTGCCCGAGTACAAGGGGAATGTGAACCACGGGAAACTCTTCCTCCTCAACAACAAGAAGAACCCCGTCCTGATGATGACCTTCTCCAACCTGATACCCACTCAGATCTCGGGCTTCACCCTGACGCAGAGCGAGACGGACCCCACCCCGATCTATGCGACGGTGTCCTTCGTCTTCGATGCCTACAGGGTCGATCCCGTCTCCTAAGGACGGGGCTTCCTCGGGGGCTTCGGTGCCTTAGGCTTCTTGACCGAGGTCTTGCTCCGCTTGTCCGAGGGGGACAGGGGCTTTGCGGACTTCTGTGGTCGCTTCGGCTTCACTACGGCTGTACGGCGTGGCATGCCCATGTTTAGGGATCAACCCATAAGTAAAGGCATGGGAACCCTGAACTTCCGCAAACTTAGCCTTCTGGTCGTGGCGACCGTCCTAGTCTCATGCAAGACCCTTCCTGATCCCGTACCACCGAAGCCTTCGACGGGAGCATCCTCGACCACCCTCAACTCCGTCGTTGACCACACCGAGGACTCGGTCGAGGTCATCAAGGCGGATGCCGAGGGGATCAATAAGGACACCAAGATCGTGCGGGATGCTCTCTCCATCGGTGTCATCTATGACACGGAGTCCTTGGGCAGGGATACCCAACCCTCCGAGGCACCGAGACCATCGGATGTCGCCGTGGACACCCTCGCCAAGATCGATGCGAAGGCGAACAACATCTCACAGGCGGCTGACGAGATTGAAAGGGAGACCGAGAGGCTCAAGACCTTGACCGAGGAGGTCGAGACCCTTGAGCGCAGCCTCACTAGCCTACGGCTGATGCTTGAGGAGACCCGTGTCAAAGCCATGGAGAAGTTGTACTCGTACATCTCCATGTTCTGGGTGATCGGGTTTGTCTTGATCGCCGCAGGCGCAGCGGTGGCGTTCTTCCTCAACAAGACCTACGGAGGGTCCCTCGCCATGCTCGGGGTACTCATGCTCGGCTTCGCATCCGCCTCGCAGTACTACATGGAGGAGATCGCCCTCGTCGGTGCGATCCTCCTCATCGTCGGCTTCGTGGCATCCATAGCCATGATCGTGTGGTCAACCATCAAGAGCAAGCGCAACTCGACCGCCATCCGTGAGGTGGTCGAGATGATCGAAATACTCAAGGAGACGATGACCGACTCCGAGAAGGAGCGCATCTTCGGACCCGATGGGCTAGCGTCTAGGTTGCAGAGCGACCTCACGATGGAGATCGTCGCCAAGATCAAGGAGAAGAATCATCTCAAGAGGTTGGCGGATGTCAGTCCTGCCGCACCTTCCGCAACGCCACAAGCAGGGCAAGCAGGGACACCCCCGACGAATACGCCGTGACGGCACCGAGGAACGAGAGCCCACAGGTCTCTCGCAGGAACTCGTACAGGGCGAACCAACAGAGGGTGCCTACGAAAGACACGGCGAACCCGAGAAGGATCGCCGTGGTAACGATGATGACGGCTGTCTTGTTCATTCCATGCGTCCTTGCATGAGGTGTAGCCCCCGTCGCATGGGGGTGTCGCACCGAGGTTGTCTAGTTAGGGCGATAACCGCCCGACTTTAGGTCGTTCCAGAGCGTCTGTGCGTTCTTCGTCAGCCACCGACCCATGTCATCCAACGGGCTGTCGGGAGGATCGGCAAGCCAACGACGGGTCACCTGCACATACGCCACGGTGTTCGGATCGTTCTCGTCGGCGACTGCGGTGAAGATGTACTCGCAGCCGTTCTTCTTGAGGGTGAGTGGGGTGCCGAGGGCGAACTTCTGCTTCATGTCGGCTCCTCTCTGCACTCAAAAGATACCATATTTTTGAACAGAGTCAAGGTCGCCCTCCATGATGATGATGCCACGGTCATCCTTCCTGCCGTGTGGTTGCAGGATCACCGTGTACTTATCGACCTGAGTCTGATTGCACCGCCACATCCTCACCCTGATCTGACCCTTCCATGATTGGGTGACCGTCTCTATGGAATGATGACCCCGAGCGGTGGGAAAGGTCTTCCTTGCCGATTCCGTGATCTGTGCGTAGAAGTGAGACATGGGTTCCTTTCAGAAGGGGTCGAGTCCAGAGTCGGACTTGCCGTAGTTCTCGTACTCATCCATCTGCCTTAGAAGAAGACGGTCACTCTTGTCGAGTTCCTTGGTCAGGTCATCGATTGTGTCGTTGAGCCTTGAAACCGTCTCTCGCATCTCTTTGATGAGACCTTCCTTGACGGCGATCTCGTTCTCTGCATCATCCTTGGCTTTCTGCACGGAGTCCTGCAAAAAACCTGCGATGGTGGTGCCGATGTCGTGACTGAGGGCTTTGCCGCCATAGTCGTGGATATGAGACCACAGGCGACGGGCATCATCCGCAGAGTAGATTCCGTTCTTCCACTTCAGTCCCATGCTGCGTTCGGCGTTGCGGATCAACACCGAGCCATCGTTTTGCCTGACAAACAGGACGATGTCGTGATCGCCTGTGAGGAGGAAGTGGAACTCGGTTGGTTGCATGTGATAAAGATACGATACTGAACTGCGTTTGTCAAGCGTTACCGTCACAAAAACGCCACCGCCCCTGTTCGGGGGCGGCAGCGCATGGGGGAAAAGATGCTTGTTGGGGCGGGGGGAGTGATGGTGGAGAGACTCGACCCCCGCCCCTGAGGAGTTGTTATGTGCTGACTATATCGACTTTGCGGATTGCCTGTTTAGTCGGGTCGGGAGAATTCCCCGAAAATCACTCGTCTCGCATGATCGACTTCCAATGCAGGAACTCGTCAACGGGCATGGCGATGAAACGCTCCCGCAGCGACTCGTACTCTTCCCGCCAAGTGATCCCGTGGTGCCCGTGGCTCGGGGGATAAGAGTAGGAGACACCCTGCAACCTGTGGATCTCGTCCCTCGCCTCCATGATGAGGGCGGGTAGGGGTTCGGTCGTGTACTCATGCAGCCGAGCCCTTTCCATCGACACCTCCGTGAGTGCGATGGTCAGCCTGTCAACGATGTCCATCTTGTGGCTCTGCATCGGTGTACTCAGTAGATGATGCCGCCCGAGGTAATCATGGCTTCGTCGGAACGGTACATGGCTTGCGCAAGAGTGCGCATGTCATGGAAAGGTGTCCAACCAAGCATGAGACGGGCACGGGTCGAGTCGCCGAGGAGGTACGGAACCTCGTTCGGGCGGAACAGCCTCGGATCGATGATGACATACTTGTTCCAATCACCGAGCCCCGCCACGGCGAAGACCTCGTCAAGGAAGTCACGCACCGTGTAGGTCTGCCCCGTGGCAACGACATAGTCGCTCGGGATGTCCTGTTGGAGCATCAACCACATGGCGTTGACATAGTCGTAGGCGTGTCCCCAATCCCGCTTTGCGTCGAGGTTGCCAAGGCGCAGTTCCTTCTGCAACCCGTGCTTGATCTTCGCAGCCGCCATGGTGATTTTGCGGGTCACGAAGGTCTCGCCACGGCGTGGGCTCTCATGGTTGAAGAGGATGCCGCAGGATGCGTGGATTCCATAAGCCTTGCGGTAGGTCTGCACCATGTGGTGTGCGTAGACCTTCGCCACGGCGTATGGGGACACGGGTTGGAACGGGGACTTCTCATTGAAGCCCGATGCGCTCTCGGGTGTCGAGTCGCCGTACATCTCCGAGGAGGACGCTTGGTAGAGCCTCGTCTGCGGCGAGATCGTCCTGATTGCGTTGAGGATGTTGAGGGTGCCATGGCAGATGCCGTCCGAGGTGTACTCGGGCAGTTCAAAGGAAACGGCGACATGGCTCTGTGCCCCGAGGTTGTACACCTCGTCAACCTCGTACTCCATGAGGATGTTGGAGATGCACGAAGAATCGTGGAGGTCGTAGTACTTGAGGATGAAGTTCGGGTTCGTGACGAGATGGTCGATCCTCCCCGTGCTGATGGTCGAGGTACGACGCTTGAGCCCGATGACTCGGTAGCCCTTGTCGAGGAGGAGTTCGCTCAGGTATGACCCGTCCTGACCGTTGACCCCTGTGATGA